TTCCTGAAATCCGTTGCAACTCAAGACCCAAGTTATGGCTATGAAACTCCAAGACCTCACCATCGACCAGTTCCAACGCATCGGAGCCATTGAGTTCTCAAGCGTCCTTGGGGACTACGACAAGCGTGCAGGGGTCGTCGCAATCGTTGAGGGGGTGGACATATCACTCGTCCGAGAGATGTCCGCCAAGAGCGTCCTAAAGCGTTACAAGGCCATCATAAGCGAGTGGAACGCATTGCCTGCGTTGGGCTACAAGCGAAAGTTCAAAGCCGGGGGCAAGTGGTGGATCCCGACGGTGTTCACGGATGAGTTGACTGCCGGTCAGTTGATAGAGTTAATGGACGCAAACACGACCGACGAAAAACAACTGCTCCAAAACCTTCACCGAATCATGGCTACTCTATGCAGGGAGGGCGGTCTATTCGGATTCTTTCCGAAAAAGTACGACGGGGCTGCCCATGCAGAACGAGCCGAACTCATGAAGAAACACGCCAAGGTGGGCGATGTTTGGGGGGTTGTCAGTTTTTTTTTGCTAAGTTCAGAATCCTACTTGAAAGTTTTGAGCGACTATTCCAAGCACCTGATGACGAAGGCAGGGGAGTTGACGTAAGCCCTCTTGCCGGGTACGGCTGGCTGATGGTGGTTTGGAGGATGGCTAACAAGGACGTTTTAAAGTTCAATGCCATCTTTGCGATGAAGGCGGTGGAGTTTCTCAATTACGCACTCTTGATTCACGACATTTTGGAAGCGGAACGGATGGAAGCGGAGCGAGCGAGGCGCAGATAGACACATTCCAGCACGGGGGACATTTACCCACATGGAAACAACCATCCTCGCCAATGGTAAGCCCGTAGGGAAGTTCGGCAGCGGTTCGATGAAGGGCATCGACGAAACCGCTTTGGAGGGGATTGGTTCAGTCGTCGGCCCCAAAGGTGGAGGCAAGTCGCCAACCCACGACGTGCTGGTCAAGTGGATTGAACGGGTCATTGAACTTGCGAAGAAGAACCTCGAAGCAGCCAACGCAAACGCAGGGGGAACGCTATCGGCATCCATCGCACCCGAAGACATCGAACTATCGGCAAAGCAAATAGTCGTGGCTATCATGGCGAACCCTTACTGGAAGTACGTTGACCAAGGGGTGCGAGGCAAAACGTCAAGCCTAAAGGCTCCAAGGTCGCCATTCCAATACAAGGACAAAATTCCACCACCCCAAGCCATTGCCGACTGGATTGCAAATAAGGGCATTCCTGTCGTTCCGACCTATTCACGCAAACTCAAGCGAATGCGGACAAAGCAGGAGCAAGGATTGGTTGATGGCAGGTCTATTGCCTTTGGCATTCGTGAGCGAGGCACAAGGGCCACGAACTTCATGTCTAACGCCCTATCCCCCGAAATGATAGACGTTTTGGTGAACACCATCGCTGAAACCCTTGGCAAATCCATAAGCGTAGCAACCAAACTATAAAATGGCAACAACCGTCCTTTCCGGGTCGCCCCAAGTGGCTACACCCGTTTACAACAAGATGCTATTCAAGGTCAGCGGTTCGCTGATTGCTCAACCAAACTACCGCTACGTCTGCGATGTCAAGAACCCAGCAGGGACGACCCTTGCCCGGTTGAAGTGCGACAAACTGCCCACCACCAACTTCGGTTTCTTCGACGTTGCCAAGGTGGTAGAAACGCTGATTGCACCGACTAAGCCATCGCTGACCCAAACGGGCTTTGTGGATCATGCCGGGTACTATTCGGGATATCGCCTCGACTTTATGGAGGAATACGGAAACACCCCTGTCGTTTACACGGGAATCGTTACCACCGTGTCGGGGAATGTTGCCTTTGCAGGAAACTTGGAGCAGTTGGAACTTGCGACTTGGAGCAGCACCCTTTATTTTCCAAGCACGGTCAGCGATGAAGTAAGCGAAGCCCTTACCTCCGTTGCAAACCGAATGGTTTACTCAAACGGCTACGGATGGCTCGCAGTAGGTCAGTCGGGAAGCGTTTACACGGCAGCGGCCGTTCAATACTTCAACTCGGCAGGGGTTTCGCAGAGGTCCTTTGAGGTCGCAGTTCCAAGCGGAATCGCATCCCAGACCATCAACCGCTTTGGTGCTGGACCAATGAACCTTAAATCCTTGACTTCGGGTCAATGCTCCGATAGTCAGGCAGGGTCGGTGAGTTTCCCAACGGGAGATGGAGCCTACTATACTATTGCCTTCTTAGATAGCGGAGGCAATACGACAAAATCATACAGGCACACGCTTGGCCCCTGCGAGCGGTTCAACTCCATCCCCGTTCACTTTCAAAACAAATACGGGGGCATTGACTCCTACACCTTCACGCTTAAGAACCGCAAGAGGGCCAACATTACCCGGCAGACGTTTGGCTATAACTCGGACGTTTATGCGACTACCACCTACGACAAGGTGTGGTCAGGCGAGTTCGATTACATTTACGCACTCAACTCGGACTGGCTCACGGATGCAGAATCCGCTTGGTTGATTGAGATGGTCAGGTCGGGGCAGGTATGGCTTGAACTGGATGGTCAACTCGTTGAGGCCATTGTGAACGCCAACACTTACCAATTCACGACCCGAAGGAACGACCGCCTGACTCAGTTGCAGGTCGAGGTTGCAGTTGCTTACAAGAACAACATCCTATGAGCGTCACGCTGATTGCCTACCCGACTGCTGACTACACCACCGACTTGCAGGCTTGGAATGCGTTTAACGACCGAGCCGATGCCGATGGTGCTACGAGCCGGGAGGACGCTTGCTACGGCTGCCTGTTCTCAACCTTTGCGACCCTTTACGACCAACCCGAACTGGCTTATGTGCTGGACACGATGGGTGGCACGGACATTGCTGTCACCTATTCGATTGGCGACATTGAGGATGTTACCAAGCAACGGGGATCATTCAGTAAAACCATCACCCTGCCCAACACCCCGACGAATCGGGCCTGCTTTGCCTACGCTTACAACATCCAGTCCTTCGTGGGTGGATTCCAACCCAACAAGCGGATTCGTGCCGCTATGTGGGAAGACGGAGTCCAAGTATTTAGCGGTGTGCTGCAACTGCTATCCATGAGCAAAACCAAGGAAACCGTCACCTACGAGGTCGGTTTGTTCACGGACAACGTGAGCCTGTTCAAAGCCATCGAGGGGAATATGCTCGTCAACACGGCAGGCGTTACAGGAATGAACCACACGCCAACCAGCGGCCATGTGAGCGGTACTTGGACGGCATCGGGTGCGGCAAGCAGCGGGTATGTTTACGGGGTCATTGATGCGGCGGGATTCACGGACATATTGAACCAAGGAGGCGGTTGGTTCCAAGCCCCGTGGTGGAGGCTCGGTCCCAGCATCTATGTCAAGAAGATGGTGGACTTGATATTTGCCGAGGCCGGGTTTCGCTACTCGTCAACATTCTTCAACTCGACATTCTTTAAAAAGTTGGTGATGCCATACGCTGCGGGAACAATGCCGACCAACCTATCGGGTTCTAACATTTTTGCGGCAAGTACGGGAAGCATCACATACTTGGTTAATGACAATGGAACGATTGATTTTCAAAACGATTCAACGGGTCCATATTATGACCGTCCGGGTTATTGGTCAACGGCAAATAGCCGATTCAATGCCCCTGTCGCTCCATCTCGATGGAATGTTGAGATAGGGTTTGTGGTTTCGTCAACGGTGGCAAATAGCCTTTACACTTATAGCGCCTCAATACGCGATTTGTCGTCATCAGGTGACATCGTAAACATCGGTCCAAGCGTTAACGGATTAACGGGTAAACGATACACGATTCGGTTTGACAATATTACGGCACCCGCAAATGCAGCAATTAACATTGGATTCCGAGTCAATTCGTTGACAACAAATAATTTTTACACAATTCCGTCAGGTGCAACGGTCCAATGGACCTGCCTCGAAAACCCATCCAATATCGGCGTTCTGGATATGCGGACCGCCCTTCCTGCCGATGTTAAGCAGAGCGACCTCCTGCAAGATTTGCAGAAGATGTTCAACCTTCAATTCATGCCCGACCCCCAAGACCCGAAACTCCTTTACATCGAGCCTTGGAAGGACTTCTACGCTTCGGGGGTGGTGGACTGGTCGCAGAAATCCGATGAGAACCAAGAGCAGGTGCTGACCAACGGCGACCCCAACGCTTACACCAATATCGTGTTCAAATACAAGGACATGGGTGACTATTTGTCCAAGACCTACAAGCAGTCCTACCCATTGGCACGGGAAGGCTACGGAGGCCGAATCTTCAACACCTCCAACTTTTATGGTAAAGGGGATAAGATGGTTGAAACCCTTTGTGGAACCTTGATACCCGCATCTTTCAGCACCGACAAAATCGTGGGCCGTACTTGGGACATTGACGGAGGCCTCGCAAGTGGGAGCGTCAAGCCTTTGCAGACGGGCTACCGATTGGCGCAGTACAACTTGATTGAAGGGCAGACCGAATGGGCCTACCAATACGGGGTCAGCGGGAATGTAGCCCTATCCGTGGGTATCCTTAAGATGCCCTTCGTGTCGCACATTGACAACCCCTATGCCCCAACGGTGGACCTCGCCTTCGGGCAACCTCGCTTGGTGTATTACAACGCCGTGAACGCAAGCGGCAACACCTTCGTTTACACCAATAACAACCTCTACAACACCTACTGGCTCAATTACATCAACGAAACAGTATCGCAGGAAGCCTTGCAGTTAGAACTCACGATGCTGCTATCAAGCGTGGACATCTACCAACTGGATTTCCGCAAACCCATCTATTACGGCGGCATCCGTTGGCGGTTGATCGAAATACGGGACTACCTCGTAGGGCAGATGAAACCCTGCCGTGTAACGCTCCGCCGCATCCTCAACCTTACCGAGTTTGTAGCAAAGTCCACCTTGCCACCAAGAAGCGACCCGTCGGGACTATTTAACGGCCCGATTGACGATGATCCGATTGACCCCGGCTACGAGCCTCCCGTAAACCCTGAACTACCCTCCGAAGGTTAAACTATGGCAGTTACTAAAGAAATCGTCCTCGAAGTAGGGCTTAAAGACTCAACCGCACAAGGCACGACGAGTGCCAAGCAGCGTCTGCGTGAACTCCAAAAGACGCTCATTGATATGTCTTTGGCCGGGCAAGAAGGCACGAAGGCTTTCAAGCAAATGGAGGCCGAAGCGGGAAAACTCAAAGACCAAATTGGGGACACCTCGCAGCGAATCAAGACCCTTGCAAGCGACACCGTAAGAATTGACACCGTTGTTTCAGCGGTGCAGGGTATAACGGCAGGGTTCCAAATCGCCCAAGGTGCAGCAGCATTGTTCGGGTCCGAGAACGAGGACTTGCAGAAATCGTTGCTCAAGGTCCAAGGGGCCATGGCTCTCGCGACTGGAGTGCAGCAGGTTGCCAACCTTCTCAACAAGGACTCTATCCTGATAACCCAAGGCCAAGCAGCAGCACAGGCCCTCTACGCAACCGCAGTCGGGGCAAGCACCGGGGCGATGAAGGCGTTTAGAATCGCCCTCCTTGCAACGGGTATCGGTGCAGCAGTCGCAGCCGTAGGGCTGCTTATCGCCAAGTGGGATGAACTCACCGCAGCGGTCCGCAGGTTCCTGAACCTACCCGACCCAGCCATCGCAGCGAAGGCGAGGGAGCAGGCGTTATTGCGTGAAGAAGCAGCGTTGTCCAATTACCGGGATGCATACGAAGCCCACACCGAGGCGCAGATTCAGGCCAACAGGAAGCGTGAAGAAGATGACAGGAAGACCGCAGAGGCTCGCAGGTTAATGATGGAAGAGCAGGCTCGGTCAAGGGCTATCATGGCTGAAACCGAAGTACTACAAGCCAAGACAACGGCTGATGCTTTGGTGCAGATTACGGCTGACCAGAACGCCAAGCAGGACGCTTTGAACGCCCAAGCGGTGCAGACCGAGATGGAGCGTCGCATCAAGTTCAACGAGGACATGAAGGCCAACGAACTTGCCTTGGCCGAGTTCAAAAAGCAAGTAACGGTTGACTCATTGCAATCCGTTCAAAGCATCTTGCAGTCCTTCGGCAACGAAAGCAAGGGTCTTGCTCTTGCTGCCTTGGCCTTGGAGAAAGGCCTTGCTATTGCCAATGTCATCGTGAACCTGCAAAAAGAGATGGCAGCGAATGCGGTCATCGCAGCAGCCAACCCGGCCAATGCTATAACCGCAGGGGCAGCAGGTGTCGCACAACTCAAGGCCTACAACACGCTTTCAAAGATTCGGGCAGGGCTACGCATCGCAGCGATTACCGCTGCTGGCATCCAAGGAGCCAAAGCCATTACAGGCGGAGGGGATAGCGGTGGTGTTCCAGCAGGAGCAGCAGGTGCTGGCGCACCGGGTGCAGCAGCATCCCCGGCAATCTTCGCAAACCCGAACGTTACCGACCTGTCGGGCTTCGGTCAAGGCCAAGGTCAAGGATCATCGCCTATGCGAGCCTATGTTGTGGAACGGGATATCACCCAAAGCACTCGCAGGGTTCGGAGGTTGGAGGAATTTGCAACTTTGGGGGCATAGGACATTTACCTGCATGGAACTACCCATTTACAGGATGACCGTGGACGAGGTGGATGAAGGGGTCCAATTCGTGGCCCTGACCGATATGCCCGCCATCGAACGGCCATTCCAAGCCTTCGCAAAGACACCACAAAAGTTCACCGAAACAGGCGAACGGAGGGTCCTTACTGGCCCTCTCATGCTTGCAGACACTCCCATCTATCGCAAGGACGAAACCTACGGGGAATACTACGTCGTATTTGACAAAGCCACCATCCGCAAGATAGTCCAAAAGTATTTCAAGCAAGGCAACCAGCACAACGTCAACGCTTACCACAACGCTGAACTGGATGGCGTGTTCATGTTCGAGAGTTACATCACCGACTCCGAGCGTGGTATCATGCCACCGAAGGGCTACGAGGACACCCCCGACGGCTCTTGGTTCGGTTCCTTCAAGGTAGAGAACGACGAAGTGTGGGACAACCGCAACCTGTTCAGGGGTTTCTCCGTTGAAGGGCTTTTTGGAATGGACAAAACCGAATCCGAACTGGAGGTCGCACTCGCTGGCCTTGCTGACGAATTAACCGCTTTTTTGCAACAATTAACCCCCACCTACAAATCCAATCAACTATGAACCTGAAAAACGCAATCGAATCCCTGCGAAGTGAACTTCGCAAATTCAGCACTCAAAAACAGTCCTTCGCTGACTACAAGTTGACCGATGGCACGGTTGTCCGTGTTGACGGGGACCTCGTTGCCGGGACTGCCGTTTACGTCGTAGCCGAAGACGGCACACTCCCTGCCCCCGATGGCGAACACGTCGTTGAGGGCGTTGGTACTATCAAGACCGAAGGAGGCAAAATCGTTGAGGTCATCGCTGCCGAAGTCGCAACCCCCGAAATCGAAGCCTTGCCCGTTGCTGCTGAAATCACCCCCGAAGTGGCCGTTGAGGTTACCGAAGAAATCAAAGAAGCCTATCCTGCCATGACCCCCGAAGTCGTTGAGGCTATCGTCGCCAAGCACCTTGGAGCCATCATGGAAGAACTCAAGGCTGCCTATGCCGAGATGGGCAAGATGAAGGAGAAAATGTCCGCATTCGCAAGCCAAGTTGAAACCATGGCCGATATCGTCGAGAAGGTTTCCGAACTCCCAGCCGAAGCCCCCAAAGCAAGCGGTTCCGCAATCGTTGAGCAACGCAAAGCCCAAGCCTCGCAGAACTTCAACGCACTCGCACAAGCACTACAATCACTCAAAAAAAACTAAACCCCTAACCCCCCCCCACTAACCATGGCATACAATTTTGGCAATTTAGCCACCTACACCGACCAAGAGAGGCTCCCTCTCATCACCAAAGCGGTATTCTCCGCTCGTTCAGCATCTTTGTTCACCAAGCAAGTTGGTGTCAAGTTTGCTGCTGCCCTTAACCTCATGGACACCGATGCAGTTCTGCAAGGCGGTGATGCTTGCGGTTACACAAGTTCAGGCACTACCACATTCAGTCAGCGAAATATCACCGTTGGCCGTATGAAGGTCATGGAAACTTTGTGTCCTCGCGCTTTAGAGCAGTACTGGATGCAGACCCAGTTGACCGCTGGTTCAATGTACGAAGGCGTTCCTTTTGAGCAGGCGTTTGCCGAGCAGAAAGTTCTCCGTATCGCAGAGGCTTTGGAGAACGCAATTTGGAAGGGCAACGCTTACTTTTCAGGTGTCAACCAACTTTTGAACGCTGCTTCAGGTTCTACCATCAGCGGTAACACAGGAGCGGTTTCTGCGTCTGTTGGTATCACCACAGGCAACGCAATCGCCATCTTCGACGGTATCTACAACCAAATCCCACAGGCCATCTTGACCAAGACGGACCTCGTAATCTTCTGCGGTTGGGACAACTTCCGTACGTTGATTGGTGCGTTCAAATCAACCGCTAACGTCCTGTATAACCAAGTTGACTTGGCTGGCCTTGCTGACGGGGACATCATGTATCCCGGCACGAATGTCCGTGTCATTGCAGTCCCCGGCTTGACTGGAACAAACCGCATCGTTTCGTCTTACCTCGGTAACTTCTTCTACGGAACCGACTTGTTGTCCGACGAGGAGCAGTTCTCAATCTTTTATTCGAGAGACAACGACGAAGTTCGGACGATCGCAGCCTTCAAAGCAGGCGTGCAACTGGCGTGGCCAGATTTGGTCGTTGACTTCCGCTTGACCTAATGTGTAGGGGGGAGGGAAACCTCCCCTCACTTTTTTGTTCTCTTGAAACTTAAAACCCAAATACACATATGTCCTGCTCCTTAACAACTGGCTACGCCCTCGGCTGCCGTGATTCCGTAGGTGGAATCAAAACAATTTACGTCCAAGGCTGGAATGCTACGGGAACCGTTAACACCAATGGCTCCGGTACTGTTACAGGCTTCACGGGTTTCTCTTCGGGTTTCTACGAGTACGACTTGACCAAGGCCACTTCGTCCATGACGGAAACGCTGAATGCAAGCATCGAGAACGGCTCGCTTTACTACACCCCTGAGGTTACCTTTACCATCAACAAACTGCAAGTTGCAGTCCGCAACGAACTCCGTCTGCTTGCTCGCAACCGCCTGCTGGTCATCGTCCAAGACAACAACAACCGCTATTGGGTGTTGGGTGCTGCGAACGGCCTTGAGGCAACTGCTGGAACTGCTGGCAGTGGTACTGCATTCGGAGATAGAAGTGGCTACGAAATGACGCTGACAGGGATGGAACCCGACCCAATGCTTTTGATTGTGTCAACAACTTTTACACCGTTGGCCACACAAATCACGGGTTCGTAGTATCTTCGCATCAGGTTTTCATCACTGAGGTTTGGGAGGGCAGTCAGCAATGGCTGCCCTTCTTATTTTTACGGCCATGAAGATTTGCATCGTTTACAACGCCCATCCAACCGGGTGCAGTTATTACCGCCTTGAAATGCCGAACGCATATTTGGGCGACAACTACCCGGAGTTTGACTATGTGTGCGTCGAGAATATCACCACGATCAGCGACGAGGGGCTTCGTTCAATAGATCTGTTCCTGTTCAGCCGGCTTTGGTGTCAGGGAACCATGGAGCAAGTCGAGAACGTCTACAAAGCCCTGACCCAATATGGGGCGAAAGTCATCCTTGACTTGGACGATTACTGGGTCCTTGAGAGCGGCCACATCATGTACCGCCACTACCATCAAACCAAACTCGCAGAGGTCATCCGTAAGCACATCAAATTAGCCGATTGGGTTACCTGTACCACCGAACACCTTGCTGCTCGCATACGGCCCCTAAACGCCAATGTGAGCATCTTGCAGAACGAGCCATACGAAGCCTACCAACAATTCATCCCGAATCCTGACGAAGAACCCGACAAGCACCTCGTCAAGTTCGGTTGGTTCGGTGGTGCGCAGCACGGAGAGGATATGGAACTGCTCCGTGAGGGGATGCAGAAACTACGCTGGGACGCAAACTTGGATGGCAAGTACCGCCTCTATCTTGGAGGATGGAACGACAATAACCCGGTATATGAGGGCTACGAGAAAATCATCAGCGACCAAGGGAATAACCCG